GTAACCGAGCGCAAAGACGAGCCCATATTTGATGCGGCGTCGAGAACTTTTGTAGACGTTTTGACGGGTAGGCGCACACCGATTACTGAAAAAGATTTTACGGCCAAGGAGCAGTTGGCGATGCTGGATGCTGTCAAGCGTTCTCAAGCCAGAGGCGGCGCGGGCCGTGTTGATTATCAGGATTATCCGTCGGGTAAGGAGATCGGTCCGGGGTACGTGGACATTAGGAATACGTTGGGTGGTTTTCAGTACAAGCAAAACCCTGATGGTTCCACCAGCATTTCAGATAAGTACGATTTCCACGGACCGCGGGTCGCGGAGTACGAGAAGATGGGCAGTGGCGAGAAGCTTGTCAAGTCTGCCAAGAATGCTTTGGTGGAGTTTGTATCCAAGGGTTTTAGCCCACGGGACTTGGCTGGGGAATTGGGTAGAGCGTATGTGGGAAGTAAAGGTCCAGATGTCAATATCCGTATTCCTGTCAATCGTGCAGGCGGCGGGGATGCAGAGCCTACAGCAGAAGAGATAGCGGCGGCCAGCACTCCTGCGTTCATTGCACAGAAGTCTGGTATTGGTCGCAAGGAAGGCAATATTTCTAAGGCTTTGAAGTCTGGCGAAGGTCAGGTAGAGTTTCTTAAAGGCATGACCAACGTACCGCAAAATATTTTGGGTGCGCCGATGGATATTTCCAACATGGTAGCCAGCATATATGGCGGTAATGTTGAGAAACCTTTTATGGGCAGTGAGTATCTGAAAGAAAAATCACGGTCCGCGGGCCTTGGCTTTAAGCCCTCTGAAGATCCAACCTTAGCTGGGTTTTATGGTGCGGGTGATCTAGGAAGTAACCTTGTCAATCCTGCAGGCGCGACGCGTGCGGGAGTGCAGGCAGCGGGCAAGACTGGCGAAGCGGCAAAGATGTTGGCAAAGGATTTCCAGCAGTACAACCAGCAGTTGGCCGTTCCCGGTGCTTCGTATGTTCGCCGCCCTGCTGGTGGAGTGTTCCCAACGGCAAAGAGCGTGGAAGACGAGCCAATATCTTCGTTGGACAAATCAATAAAAAGTACGTTGGACAATAATTTAAATTACGTTAGAGCACCAGACGAGAACAAAAAGGCGGCAATGCAGTTTATGGATACCAAGCTGCGCGATTATTTTAAGACCAAGGCAAGCAGCGTATCGGATCCTCTACGTGAAGCCCTGATCAATGGCCGTATTAAGATTCCAAAGGATACGCCGTTGGAAGAAGAATTCCCACAGGCTCTGATTAATGCTTCAAGGGCAGGCGATGTCACGGCGATGAGGGAAATAGAAAATCGCTTTGACAAGATGATGAACGTAACTAATTACCGCCTTAAACCCGCAGGGACTGGGCCAGCTACCGACAGAGAGGTGTCAGAAGCGTTTAAACAAACAATTTTGCAACAGATGAAAGCTAATCCGAGTGTTATTCCGGATGAGTTTTTGTTACGGTTGGCAAAGAAAGATACAAGCAAACTGTCTAAGCAGGAACAGGCGGCAGAAGTTGCCGGTATTCGGCAAAAGCTTGCCGATAATCCCACACTGTTTAACACAGTGATTGAGCCAAAGATGACTCGGTTGTTGGGGGATCGATTAGTTGAAAATGTAGACCCAGACAGCATGACTCGATTTGGTGATCTTTATCCGTCTTTAATAAATGCGCCAAAACGGCAAGAAGGAATCATGGCGTTACAGGCAGATGTGCCTATTACAGATGTAAATTACATGGGTATTCCCGAAATATTTGGCATAGGCAAGTCCGATTTAATAGAAGAGTTGACAAAAATTAATCCCAAAGATCTTGCACAAATGAGCGTGCCGGAATTCTATGCCAAGGCTATTCCATCAGTTGCAAAAAAAGAGGCATTTAGGGAAAATGTTCGCACGGTAGACAAGTTGGCTAAAGAAGGAAAGCCTGTTCCTGCCGAACTTGGTCAATTTGGCACCAAACAATTTTTACCTCCTGATGCAAATGGTATGACATGGCGCGAGATTACCGATCCCAAAGCCGCTTTAATTCAAGCAAAGTTTTTAAATAATTCAATAGGAGGCTATGCGGAAGCCGGCACATATGGCCCCTTGAATAGCGGTATGACTGCGCTTAAAAACGGTGAAATTCGTTTGTTTAGTTTGTACGATCAAAACGGCCATGCTGTTAACAACGTGGAATTTGTGACACCTAAGGTTGCAAATGATCCAAAATACAGCAACAAGGCAAATACCATTACGCAAATGAATGGCAACGGCGTTCGCACGGGGAATGTGGTTCCAGAACAGTACCCACAACAAATGATGGATTTGATTGATGCTTTAAAACCTAAGTCTTTCCCGCCATCAATTAAAGACTTGATATACAACTACACGAATGGCATAACACCTCCTGCCCCAGTTATTCCGCCTAATCCTCCGGGATGGGGTGACATAAACCTAGCGCATGGGGGTATGATCGAGCGCCAACCCAACGATAACCGCAGATATCTGTAAGGACACAACATGCCAATTGAAAAGAACATGACAATCGACGACTTGCCTGAGGGCGATGTCGCCGTTGAGATGGAAGATGAGTTGCCTTCAGATATTGACATTGAATTTGATACAGAAACAGGTGAAGTTGTTGTAAACATTGGCGCAGAAGACGACGATGTTGCCTATGACAGCAACTTGGCCGAGATCATTGAGCCTGATGTCTTGCAGCTTATCTCGTCTGACTTGATGTCGTTGTTTGATGCTGACAAGTCTTCACGCAAAGAGTGGGAAGAGCAGTACAGCAAGGGCATGAAGATGCTGGGCTTTACGTTTGAAGAGCGCACCAAGCCATTCAAGGGCGCGTGCGGCGTGCAGCACCCACTTCTGACAGAGAGTATTGTTCAGTTCCAAGCCCAAGCGCTCAAGGAATTGATGCCCGCGGGCGGGCCCGTGCGTACGCAGGTGCTGGGCAAAGAGACACGTGAGAAGTTGATGCAAGCGGACCGCGTGCGTGACTTCATGAACTACCAGATCACTACAGTGATGGAAGAGTACACACCTGACTTTGATCAGTTGCTGTTCTATGTAGGCTTTGGTGGCTCGGCATTCAAGAAAGTTTATTACGACGAGACCAAAGGTCGCATGGTAAGCGCTTTGGTGCTGCCAGATAATCTGTATATACCGTATACCGGCTCATCAGTGATGAGCGAATGCCAGCGTATCACGCACCGCGTGCCGATGTCCACCAACGATTACCGCAAAGCAGTAATCCGTGGTCAGTACTTGGATACAGCGCAGATGACGACGGCTGCAGAGACGGGCCAGAGCATTATCAAGAAGGAAACAGACCGCACTACGGGTGTGGATCCGACTGGTGTGGAAGAAGAAATCTGTTTGCTGGAGTTCTTGGTTGATTTGGATATCCGCGGCTTTGAGCACAAGGATGAAGACGGCGAAGAGACGGGTATCAAGTTGCCTTACATCGTAACCATTGACGAGATTTCTCAATCTGTGGTGGGTGTGCGCCGCAACTGGAAAGAGGGCGATCCTCTGTTTGCGCGTAAGCAGTACTACGTACATTATTTGCTTGTGCAGGGCCCCGGAGCGTATGGCTTGGGCTTCTTGCACTTGGTTGGTGGTCTGACAAAAACTGCTACTTCTGCACTGCAGCAATTGGTTGATGCTGGAACGCTGGCAAACCTTCCTGCCGGCTTTAAGGCCAAGGGTGCGCGCATTGCAAACGACGATACACCTTTGTCGCCCGGTGAGTTCAGGGATATGGACGCTGGTGGTGCGGAGTTGTCTGCATCTTTGTTGCCACTGCCATACAAAGAGCCAAGCCAGACCTTGTTTGCGCTCCTTGGTTTCTGTGTAGATGCTGGTCGCCGTTTGGCAAGCATCACCGACATGCAAGTTGGTGACAGCAACCAGAATGCTGCTGTGGGAACGACGATTGCTTTGCTTGAAAAAGGCAGTGCGGTGATGTCTGCGATTCACAAGCGTTTGCATTACAGCCAGCGCATGGAATTTCAACTGCTGGCCAAAGGTTTTGCAGACTATTTGCCGGCTGAGTACCCATACGATGTGCCCGGCGAGAGCCGCAAGATCAAGGCGCGTGACTTTGATGACCGCATCGATGTATTGCCTGTCTCTGACCCCAACATCTTCTCTGTTGCCCAGCGTATCACGATGGCACAGACGCAGTTGCAACTGGCTCAGAGCGCACCGCAGATGCACAACATGTATGAGGCCTATCGCCGCATGTATGAAGCCATTGGTGTGCGGGATATCGACACCATTTTGAACACACAGCAAGT